GAGCCCTTAGCCGTTTCCCTCCAGGGCCACGGCGGCGACGGGGCCGGTGGCGCGGTCCCAGAAGGCGGCGGCCATCTCGTCCATGTCCATCAAGCGCTCGACGGCCTCGGGGGAGAGCGGCAGCGGTTTGCCAGAGGTGTCGCCGACGCCCTCCCAGGCGGTGACGGCATGGCGGGCGAGCGCCTTGACCAGGAAGGCGAAGGCGAGGCCGCGCGCCATGTCGGGGTCGAGGTCCTCGGAGGCGGCACGCAGCGCGCCGAGGCGACGGGCGGAGCCCGCCTGGGCCGCTGCCATCACGGCGGTGGTGACGGGGCGGATTTCCACGCGGACGCCGCGCGGCAGGTCGAGCCAGTACGGCTCGACGGGGAGGTCGAGAGTCAGCATGTGTTGTTCCATTTCCGTAGCTTCGCGGCGTGATCGGGGTCGGCTCAGCGCGATGGAAGCGAGCACATAAGGGCTCAGCGCCAACAGCGAGGCCTGCGCAACACTCTCGGCGCGATCCAGCGAGGTCGATGCGCAGCACAAAGACAGCGGGAGCATCGGGGTCCAGCCCGTATGCAGACTTACAGGTTCGGCGGCACAAGACTCCATCCCGGCCGCTAGCCGCCGATCCCGTTTCAATGCAGCATCTTAAGGTTGATCAAGGAGCGGATAATGCAGCTGGCGCGAAATGAAGGCAGCTAGTCAGCCTGAGCCGCTGGCGCCGCATTCCATCGTGCTGCGCCTCGACGGTGTGGCATCCACGCTCGCCGACGGACTGGCGGGCGAAGGCTTTGTGCTTGATCCGATGGGCGGTTGGCGACCGCTAGTGGACGACGGTCTTTACGCGGTCGAGGAGCAGTGCGTCCGTCTCCATGATGAGCTCGCCGGACGAATTTTTGGAAGTCTCGACTACTATTACTCGCTTCTGCCCGCGTCTCCGATCTTCCTCGCCGAGGCGGGTCTCAACTCCGAGGCGCCGGTCGGGCGCGAGCTGTTCGAGCAGTTGCTGCAGAAGTTCGCGACGTTCCCTGAGCTCAACCGCTTCCTGTATCTCTACGACTGTCGAATGCTCATATCGGCTATCCAGGAGTGCACGAAGGAAGTCAGCCAGCTCACTGGCGAGTTTTACCGGATACTCAACCTCGAGCCCTTCTTCACGCCCGGAATCAAGCTCGAGGATGGGATACGATGGAGCACGTCTCCGATCGTCACTAACCTCAATGCGACGCTCGGCTTTCTGTTTGTCCGAATGCACAGCCTACTCGACTATCTAGCCAAACTGGCACGGGAGGCCGAGAATTTAAGAACAGACTTTGTGGTCTACCCGCGGCTCGCGTCAGCCAATTTCCTCTTCGGCCAGCGCAGCAGGCTGCGGATGAACCGTCGTAAGAACTCGCTTTTCGAACCCTGCGAGGAGGTCGCCGAGGTCGAGCTCGTACGAAATCTCGTTATCCACGACGGGCTTCTAGATGATATGCCCAAGGCCTACGAGGTGATCCGGGGCGGCGTGGCTGTAGAGCGTTTCATGTTAATGCCAGACCGCAAGGACGGTCAGTTCGAGCGATTCAAGAACCGGCGGCTTTTCTACGGTCGCGAGGACAAGATCAACCTGCGCTTGGCTAGCCTCGTGCGCGCATTCCAAGCCCGCCAAGTCGAAACACTGAAGGGTATCCGCTCAGGTCTCAATCCTGCGGCTACCGTTTGATATCATAGAGCGAGGTTGTCCCTGCTCGCTTATCGAGCTCACGCATACTCCGTCCCGGCCTGCTGGTTCCGCAGCACCGCCGTCATCATCCGCGTCGCCGTCGCGTTGAACGCCGCCCTGAAATCGAAGCTCGCCTCGACGCCCGCTGGCCCTTCGATCGGGGTCTTGGCCAGCGCGAGATAGACCTCGTGCAGGGTGATGGTCAGGCTGCGATTCGCATCGATGGTGAAGGCCATGGCGAATTCCGCCGAGGTGCCGGCCTGCGCCTGGGCCAGAAGCGTCGTGTTCTCGAACCGGACGGTGATCTGGCCGGTGCAGCGGGCGATGCCCGGATCGACACCCTCCACGCGACGATCGGCGCGGATGGTCCGCACCGCCTCCATCCCGTTGGCGTAGGTGAGCCGCGCCCCGGTGACCTGCGCCAGCGCCACGCTACTGCGGGTGATCGAGCCCTGCGCCTTGTTGAAGGCCGTGTAGGCCGCGCTGGTCGGCGTGCCCCCTGACGTCGCGCCGGTCCGCACGGAGCCCTGGCCCAGCAGCCCGAAGGTCGCGGTCGCAGCGCCGGTCGGCGTGAAGTCCAACTCCAGCGTGTCGGCGCGCACGCCGGTGCAGACGTCGAAGGACGGCACATCGGGATAACCGATCTCCATCGCGTTGCTGGGCAGCGAGGCCGCGCCCGAGGCAAAGGTGTGGATGAAGTTGGTCGTGCCGGTGGTGGTGGGCGCGCCCAGCAGCAGCCGCAGCCAGTGGCCGATGTTGATCAGGTCCACCGGCACCACCGCCTGCCCGGCGACCGTCACCGTGTCGAGGAAGGGCGCGGCCGGATCGCGGTTGCTGCCGACGCCGATCACGTCGGCATCGAGCAGCGGCTGCTCGGCGCCGAGGTCGCAGGACAGGAAGGGCATGCGCCGCCAGTTGCTGCCGGGTGCCGTGCCGTAGGTGGTCTCGGGCAGCATGAGCAGGCGGCAATTCGCGCCGATGGCACGGGGCATGGGCTTTCTCCTGGAGGGGGATCAGGCCAGCGGCGAGCCGGCGACGGTGAACCAGAGGGTGACGGGTATGGCGGCAGCGCGGGCCGCGGCCGCGCCCTCGAACTCGACATCTTCGAAGGCGGCGCTGCCGGGTTGCGCCCATTCGACGGCACCACCGAGGCTACGGTTGGCGGTGATGGCCGCCGCGATGTCCACCAGCAGCGCATCGAGCAGGGTGTTGCGGGCGGCGGGCGTGGCGCCGGCGACGGTGATCTCGACCTCGGCGCGATGCTCGACCTGCCAGGCGAGCGGCGAGAGGATCGGCGTCTCCTCCACCGTCTCGCCGTCGCGGACCACGACCAGCCCGCCAACCGGGAGGCGCTGCGGGATGGTCTCGCCGCGCAGGACCAGCGGCGCCGGGTTTCGGACCGCAAGCGACGTGACAAGGCGGCTGTGCAGGGCGGCGATGGCAGTCTCGCGCGCGCTCATCCTGCCCTCCCGCTCTCGCGCTCCCAGGCCGCCACGAACCGCCCCGGCAGCCGTCGTAGCCCACGCTCGGCCGCGCCGCGCACGTCGAGCCGCTTGGCGAGCTTCACCTGGGGGAGCAGGAGAAACATCGGCACCATCCCCTGCTCCAGCAGGCCGCGGGCCCAGGCCTCGCGCCCCTTGCGATTGGCAGTGCCGACTTCCGTGACGCCGCCAGCCACGAGACGGGTCCTGCGTCGCCGCCCGGTCTGCTCGCCCTGGCGCAGCGGCAGGCACCAAACGAAGCCCCGTCCCGACTTGAATGGCCGCAGGAAGGCCTGGCCGGAAGCGACCATCTGCGCCGGCGTCACCCGCATGCCCTTCTCGCCACGTCCCCGGCGCCCGCGCGCCGCATTGAAGCCGGTTGGGATGGTGAGGAACTTCCCGCCGCCCTTGGCTCGGATCAGCGCGCCGCGCTCGAAGGCATCGATGACGTTCGGCACCTTGGTGAAGACCAGCCCCGCCGGCCGCAGCGACTGCCCGCTCCGCGGGAAGATCATCGACCGCCAGGCATTGGCGATGCCGCGCGCATTGCCCGAGAAGGCGGTGGTGACCTGCCGGCGCAGCTCGGCTTTCACCTGCTCGGTCTCGGCACGGATGGCGGTCATCGCGGCGCGCTCGCCCGCGCGCACCTCGTCGGCCAGCACCTTCCGCAGGTCGCCGACGATGCTGGCGCCGAGGCGCATGGATCAGCGCCCGCCGAATTTGCGGCTGAGAATCCGCAGCAGCAGGTCATGCAGCGCGGCATAGCCGAGCGTGCCGGCCAGCCAGGCGACCGCAAAGAGCCACCAGCCGTCGAGCTCGAAGGCATGGGCGATGAGCCAGGCGCCGGTGCCCAGGCTGCCGCCGGCCAGCGCGTGCAGCAGGTAGGCGCGGGTCAGCAGCGGCCGGTCGGTGGAGGAGAAGCGCGCCATCGCCCCGAGAGCACCGAGGGCGCCGGCCAGCAGCGCCTCGCCGACGATGCTGCCGATGCGCTCCGGGTCGATCATGGCGGTGCTCCTATCGGCGGCAGAAGATGCGCCAGGCGATGCCTGCAGCGTCCCGCTCAGCGTGCTGGACTGTCAGTGTGTCGGCGCCGAGGGTGAAGGTGTCGTCGGCATCCACGGTGGGCAGCACGGCGATCGCCACTGTGAGCACATCGCTGGCCTGAATCACGCTGGTGCCGAAGGCATCGCCGAGCCGGTCCGGCGCCGAGCGGACCACGCGGAGCAGGACCGGCGCACCGGTCCCGCCCGCGCGATAGCTCGCATCCGCGCCGATGTTCGGATCCGCGGCCAGCGCGTCCATGGCCGCGGCAAAGGCACTCATGCGGGGCGCCGCAGCCGCCAGGCGAGCACGCCGACCACCGCGGCGGCGATGACCGTGATGGCGACGGCCGGAGCGAGCGTGCCCAGCGCCTGGATGGCTGGGGCCGCCTGCGCCACGGCGGTCGCGATGCCGGCCGCGCCCACCAACACCGCACCGCGGCCGGTGCCGGTGACAGCCGCCACCTCGCGCAGGGTCACCGGCGCGGCGGGCGGCACCCCGGCCAGTGTCAGGGCCCGATCGATCACCGCCGCCGGATAGGTCAGCCCAGCGCACTCATGGTGGATGATGGCCTCGACCAGCGGGCGCAGGTGTTCGTGCCGGTGCAGGTCGATGGTCTCGTCCGGTCCGACGCCGATCCGCCGCGCCACCACCGCGAGATAGGCCGCGGTGTCATTCTCCACCTTTGGCGCCCAGCGCTCGATGATCGCCCGAGGCGTCCGCAGCTTGTGCCGGTCCTGATAGGTGACCAGCAGGGCCGCGAGCGCGCGGATGCCGAATTCATGGCTCGTGAACCGGCAGAAGCGCCCGTCCGAGGGCGGCTCGTCCAGCCCCTGCCATTTGTTGGCGGGGACGTGCTCGATGTTCCCCGGGTTGCGGTTGCGATAGCCCCGCGTGGCCTTGGGATCGATGCTCATGCGCCGGACGCCGGAACACGGAGGAGGACAGCGCGAGCGGTGGTGTCCGCGGCGAGCGCCGCCACCGTGGCGAGGCCCACCTGGAAGTTGCCCGTGGCGGTGGTGGTGAGACGCCGGTTCGTGTTGTCCCAGAAGAGCCGCGCCCCGGCGGTGATGGCCAGTGCTGGCTCCTTGGTGATGTCGAACACGCCCTTGGTCTGGCATTCGATGACGGCGTTCTGCACGCCATCGACCGCGGCGACACCGAAGAGCGCGCCGACCAGGACGCCCTGGCCGGAGGTGACGCCGCCCGCATAAGGGACGGCCAGCGCCAGGCTGTCGCCGGGCTGCACATAGTTGCGCATTGGGATGGGGTCTCCAGAAACGCAGAAGCCGCCCTGTGGGGCGGCCTCTGCATGGGTTCACGATGGATGGGAGGAGCCGGGATCAGGTGCCCGGGTTGAACCAGGCGCCGCGCCAGTCGATGGCGCCGACGCCGAAGTCGAAGATCACCGAGACCTCGACGCCATCCACGCCCTGGACATTGCCGGTGGTGACCTGCGGCCCCTCGGCGCCGTTGAGGTAGCCGTAGACGTAGACCGGCGCGGCCATCGGATCCGAGAACAGGTACCAGCGGTTCGCCGGGATCAGCGGCTCGACCAGCGGCTGGACGAAGCCCGCATAGACGTTGGCGTTGCTGGTCTGCGTCGCCTGGACCGAGACGGTGAGCTGCCGCGCGGCGAGTTCCTGGTTCGGCCCGACCAGCAGGCGCATCTGCGCGCCGACCGCGATGGGCAGCCCATCGAGGGTCTTCTGGCGCATGACCGCGGCACGGCCCAGCGCCAGGTTCGGCAGGTCGAGCGCGGTGCCGGCGCCGGCCTTGTTGGCCCGCGCCGCCGCCGTCCCGAACACCGCCGCATTCCCCGTGATGAGCGTGGGGCCGTCGCCATTCGCCGCATTCAGCAGCTGGTAGGCGGTCGCATTCTCGAAGTCGGCCACACGTCTGCCAATCATGCTGGCGAAGTCGGTGAAGGCGCCGAGGTCATCGTTGACCAGCATCTGCCGCGTGACGCGGATGCGGCGCGCGAAGGTCTGCAGGAACACCAGCTCCTGGCTCTCGGACATGGTCCCGGCCTGGACCTCGCCATTCTCCGACAGCGGCAGCAGCGTCGGGAAGTCGCCGACGCGGAGGTGGCGGTGCGGCTTGAAGTCGCGAAAGTCGCGGCGGAGGAACAGCGTCCGGTAGGTGGGTGCCGCCGGCGCGTAGGCCGCCAGCAGCATCTTGTTGGCCGCGGCCGAGAGCAGTGCCGGGAAGTCGCTGGTGGTGTGGAAGGCGCGCTCGGCCAGGATGGTCGGGTTGCGCGGCACATTGCGCTCGCCGCGGGCGCGGAGCAGTTCCCCGATCATGTCCGAGGGGCGCCAGCCGAGGAACTCGGTGTGGCGGCCGGTCGCCGGCGCCTGGTAGCCGGGCATGGTGCGGGCGGCGAGTGCCTCAGCCATGGCGTCGAGAAGCTGCGACGGGTCTTCGTTGGAAGGGCCGGTATCGGGGCGCGCCGGGAGGGACGGCCGCGCGGCGCCGCTGGTGAAGGCCTCCCACAGCCGGCCGCGCAGCACTTCCGGCGAGACACGGTCGCGGATGGCGGCCTCGCGCATGGTGTCGAGCATATCGGCGGTCACCAGGCCGCGGGCGGCGGCCAGCACCGGCTCGTAGCCGGCGATGCGCTCGACCGCGGCGCGTTCGGCCTCGGCGCGGACGGCCTCGAGGTCGGGCGCGGGCGGTGCGGCGCGGGTGGGTTCCGGCGGGGCGGTGGCAGTCACGGCGTTCTCCTGGGGCGGGATGGTGGGCGGCGCGGGCGGCGCCGGCGCGGGATCCGGCGAAGCCGGCGTCGTCTCGGGCATGGTGGGTTCCTCGGTCAGGGCAGGTTCGATGCCGGTGGCGGGGGCGCCCTGATCCCCCTCGCCACGGATC